GTTTTATCGGGCGTACAGCTACGCCACGCCACTCGTTCACCAGGTGGTTTACATACCGGTCGCTGGCCTCCCTAATTCTAGACTCTAAGTAAGGAGTCGAATGAATAGGGGGACCTAATACAAACGGAACTTTTCTCTCAACTCCAGTTTTGACTGGCTCGGGGTCCGCACGATCAAGCAGACCCCGGAACCAACCTTTCTTGACGAGAAAATTCCACCAGCGACTAGGTATTGAGGAGAGGGGGGGGAGTACTCGAGCTAGCAGTCGGCGAACCGGAAAGGCTACAAGTAGCCAAGTCGCGGTCGAGAACTTGAGCTGACTGCAAAGCTCGAATAACGGGGTTGCGAGGGAACCGACAGGCTCCTTCCAGGCGTCAGAGCCGAGGAATCCGAAGCAAAGCTTGAGAACCTTCCTCGACCTATCGTAGCGATAGGTCTGGGAATTGAGATCTCCGTACTTCTTGGACCTCATGGTCTTACTACGATTGATAACGAACCCGACTTCACTAGTACTGTGAAGCCAGGAGTAGTAGAGACCGCTCTCACCTGGATAGAGGATGTCATCCCCGTTGAGGAGAGAAGGGTGATCGGCAGGGTAACCAGCAAGATTGAGGGCACGTTCGAAGCAGATCCGGTTAAGGATGCACAAGACAACGAACGACCCGAGGTTACCCATCATACTCCCTCTCACAACGGGGAAGGCTATCCTTCCCTCTATGTTCACGCAGCAGTCCCTAAAGCTGCGGACAAACAACCCCGCCTCGCGAGGGGGTAGATCTTCGGCGAGCGTCTCGACAACGGCAAGGACAGCATCCTTGTGCAAATTATCTGTCGACGCTTCGTAATCGCCTGAGATCAGGTCAAAGCCAGGGTGGAGACCACGGCGGAGGGATTCAAAGTGACCTTTCGTCACGTCACCTCGTACCAGCCAAGGACGGCGGGAGAGTCGGTTGTAGGCAGACTCATGAACAGGGCGTAAAACGTCCTTCATGATCGATGTCTGCATTGTCACGACACGCAACTTCCCCTTCTGCTTGGCAGTACCGAGACGGCACCAAGAAACCTCCTCCGCATTCTCCGGGATCTCATGCCCATCTTCCATGGCTGCATGCAAATCCGCCCTAGCCTTGTCCGGGAGGCCAATGCTGTCGTAGAAGGCCTCGGCGCGATCCTCAGATCCACCGACCCTTCCGACAGGCACAGACAAAGTGCCTCCCAACCCCCTCTCGAACTCAAAACATCCCTGCTGGTCAGGGACGTACACCCCCTTCCTCTCCTTAAACCACTTCCTTCCAATAATTTTTCTGGTGCGACGCCTAATGTCAAGAAGCACTGCGGGTTCCGTCGTGATCTCCTTGCCTGGACG